CGCTTTGGACAGAGGACCATGCTAGACCAACCACTTTTTTCTGTGAGTTGGATACTGGGCAGATTCTGTAACTACAACTGTTCCTACTGTTGGCCCTATGCTCACAGTGATAGGATGGATTACCAATCATTTGAGGTTTACACCAACGTAATAGACAAAATCAAAAAACAAGCTCGCCAAAATGGCTTCAACGAATTTCATTGGAGCTTCAGCGGAGGGGAACCTACTGCTTACAAACAATTAACAAATTTGGTCAAACACCTGGACGAAACTGAAAGCACATATCAAAGCATACATATGACCACTAACTTAAGTCCAGGCTCAAAATGGTGGAATACTTGGTGCGCTAATACAGCATTGTTACAACGTAGAAGTATCACGGCCAGCTTTCACGACGAGTTTGCCAATGAGCAAGAGTTTGGCGATAAATGTTTACAATTACAGTATGAATTAGTACACGTAACTGTTAATCAAGTTATGGTTCCGGAAAAGTTTTTTGATTTATACGAACGTATGGCTCGACTGCATGCTCGAGGAATCAATGTAACACTTAAACCGCAAAGCGATCCTACTGCTAGTCGAGTGGTAGATGGGTATACGGAAGAAATGATTAGACTATTACAAACTGGGTTCCCTCAGACATCACAAGGTGAAGAAGTTTATCAAATTGCACTTTATGATCACACAGGACAAGAATATCTATTTGATCAAGCAGAACGTTTCAATGCGTTTGGGTTTAATAAATTTACCAATTGGACTTGTAATGCTGGCTATCAAAGTGTTATAATCAGAGGTAATGAAGTTAAACGAAGTTACAGTTGTAACGACGTGCCGCTAGGTACGCTAGATAGTTTTGAATTATTCAAGGAACCTAAGCTCTGTACTACAGCCACTTGTGTAAGTAGTGCAGATAGCAAAATACCAAAATGTATAAGTTAGAAGACATTAAAGATATACACTTAGAGATTACAAGCAAGTGCCAAGCACGGTGTCCAATGTGCCCACGGCGTATCAACGGCGGTGTAGTAAATCCGTTAATCACTCTAGATGAGATTGATTTAGAAAAATTCCAATCCTGGTTTTCAAAATCGTTTATACAACAGTTAGACAGTTTGTTCATGTGCGGTAATTTAGGTGATCCTGTTATTGCCAAAGAGTGTTTAGAAATATTTCAATATCTTAGAAAAGTGAACCCTTCATTACAATTATCAATGCATACAAACGGTAGCGCAAGAGATAAAGAATGGTGGCAACGATTAGCACAAGCTGATGTACGAACTGTGTTTGGTATAGACGGACTAGCAGATACACATTCTTTGTATCGTATTAACACCGACTTTGATAAGATAATTGACAATGCCACTGCGTTTGTACAAGCAGGCGGATACGCTGAGTGGCACATGTTAGTGTTCAAACACAATGAACACCAAATTGAAGAATGTAAAAAAATAAGTAAAACTATCGGCTTTAGGCAATTTCAAATCAAATATACCACTAGGTTTGAAAAGGGTAAGTTCAATGTACTCGACGATGTAGGAAAAACTACACACATCTTATACCCTACTCAAAAGAGTAAAGATATGATGAGTAAGGTGACTGGTTACATCACTGATGTTAAACCAGTGATAAAATGCAAAGCGCAAAAGAATAAGAATTTTTATGTGTCGTCCTGCGGGAAGATTAGCCCGTGCTGTTGGCTAGACTTTGATTGGATCTTACCTAAACAAGATACACGAATTGACTACATGGACAAGATCGGTGTGTTACCCGATTTAAATAGCCACTCTCTAAGTGAGATTTTTTACAGTGGCTATTTTGATAAGATAGCAGAAACTTGGAACAATGATCCGCTAATGGAATGTTCTAAGCAATGCGGCAATTTTGATAAACTAGGATCTCAGTTTGAAAATTGATCTAGAACATTTACATTACTGGATGCAGGCTATACGTCAAAGTCCAGATCCCATGCGAACCATGGATGCATTTTGGAGCGGCCAATTTCATAGTAAAGAATGGTTGATTACAAATTTGCAGAAGCATGTGAATAAATTTGTCACTGTAGACATCTACGGAGGCTGGGTTGGGGTGTTAGCCAGTATGTTATTCCAGAGTGACGTGCCTGTTATCAGTATTCGTAGCATTGACATAGATCCCCAATGTGAACCTATTGCTGTTAATATCAATAAGATTGAAGAGATGGTTGGAAAGTTTCGTGCAGTTACCGCAGATATGTGTAGTATCCGCAGTGATGCAGATGTTATTATTAACACCAGTTGCGAACATATCACGCAAGATCAATACGACTTATGGTTATCAGGAATGCCTCATGACAGTTTATTTGTTTTACAGAGTAATAATTATAGTATTTCAGAACATGTTCGCACCGCACAGTCATTAGAAGAATTTAAAACACAATGCGGCATTAATATCACATGGGCTGAATCATTAGAACTTCCGTTGTATACACGGTATATGATCATAGGCAAAAAATAGTGTATACCTTAACAGATGAGAACAGTGCATTTAGAAGTTACGAAAGCACATGGACACGAAGTCCGCTTGAAAATCGTTCGAAACAGTATGGCGAAATAAACCGATCCAATGAACAATTACATTGAGAGTGTATGAGAAATAAGATAAAACAGTGGCAAGACAAAATTGAAGTAGTATCAGGAAGCAAGACTTTCTGTGTGTTGCCATGGATACACTTTGCCACACGGCCTAACGGCGACATGCGATTATGCTGTTCTGCCAATGCCAGCGGCGCAGGCGAAAATCATACAGTGGGCCTGGTAAAAAACGAACGGGGTCAGCCAGCAAACTTTGGCCGTGAAACTCCTATGAGTGCCTGGAACAACGAGTATATGAAAGATGTGCGATTAACAATGCTAGAAGGAAAGATTCCAGCTAGCTGCAGCAAGTGCATTGCTGAAGAGTCACGCGGTGTTGCCAGCAAACGCATTTGGGAAACGGGTTCGTGGATAGAAGATGGGATTGACGTTGAAGAGCTTATCAAGCAAACAGAAGAAGATGGGACTGTTCCTGAACGTCTTGTTTATTTAGATTTACGCTTAGGTCATACATGTAACCTCAAGTGTATTATGTGTAGTCCTCATGACAGTAGCCAGTGGGCAGCGGATCATAAAAAGATATATCCATTATTTCAGGCAAAAGAACTTAAAGAACAAATGTCTTGGAATCGGAAAGATTTCAATAACTTCTGGCATGAGAATCCAGATTTCTGGAAAGAGATGTACGCACAGATTCCTAATCTCAAGCAAGTTTATTTTGCAGGCGGTGAACCGTTAATGATTCGCGAGCACAGATGGTTCCTTGAAGAAATTATTCGTCAAGGATATGCAGACAAAATACTCATACGTTATAATACAAATGGATTATTGATTGATGACGAAATTATTGAACTGTGGAAAAAATTCAAAAAAGTCAAGGTTGGTTTCAGCATAGACGCTGTCGATGAGCGCAATTATTATATACGATATCCTAGTGACTGGAGCACTATAGTTCGTAATCTCCACAGATTAGATAGCACTCCTGACAACATCCAGGTAAGCATTGCCACAGCTATACAGATATTAAACATCAAGCATCTTGCAGAGTTTGCTAAATGGAAGATTCAACAGAACTTTAAGAAAATAAATTTAGAAAACACCGTTGGAGGAATACAAGCAGGTGGTGGTATCTTTAACATGCATTTGTTATACATTCCAACGTTCTTAAGCATTCGGTTACTGCCCTCTGAAGATAAGGCAGAAGTGCGGAGAAGTTTTGCAGAACTCGCTGACTGGTTGTATTCTAACTACAGACAAGACGAAGACTTCTGGAAGCATAATCCCTACGGATGGAACCGTTGGCAGGCAGTACTAGACTTCATGGACGCTGAAGACCATACTGCACAGTTGCCTGCTTTTGTTGAGTATATTGAAAAGATGGAGGCTATCCGAGGAACAGATTTTCAAGCTACTTTTCCTGAATTAGCTCACCTAAATAAACAAACATGCTAACACAAGTTATCGAAGGTAGGCCCTCTGAAATTCTTACTATAGAACTAATGAAAGTTATACCGATAAAGGTAATTGACTAACATCATGCCATAACTGTTTAAAGTCATTTATATTCCTTGCCTTAGGAACACACATGCCACAACCGCATC